AATGATATGGGTAAGTTTATAAATGTCTTTATTAGAAAAGCTGAAATGGATGGGAAGATTGGTTCTATAGAACTTGAACCAGATGAGAAGCTTCCTGTAAGTGATGAACAGAAAGCTGATATTATTATGCAACTAATGCAACTAAATAATCAAGAAATTACAGCCGCAATGATGGACCCAGAGAACTTGCCTGAAATTAGTAAGATTGTTAAGATTCCTGAATTCCATTTGCCTGGTGAAGAAGATAGAGAAAAGCAGTATGAAGAGATTGATGAGTTAATTAACTCTACTCCTATTCCTCCTGATCCCCAATCAATGCAATTATATCAGAAAGCTGCTCAATCTGGACATCCAGATGCACAACAGCCGCAAGAGCAACCTTCTGTAGAAATTGATCCTGATGTAGATAATCATCAGATTGAAGCTTCTATTTGCAAATCTTGGCTTATTTCTAGTGCTGGACGGCTTGCAAAGAAAGAGAATCCTAATGGATATAAAAATGTTCTATTACATATGAAAGCACACTTAGCCATTATTAATCAACAAATGCAGGCTCAACAATTACACGCAGATCAAATAGCATTAGCTCAAGGTAAACCTGGACAACAAACTTCAGAAGAACCACCTAAAGGTGGAGTCCCTCCTGAAAAACCAAAACAATCTGCAAAGATTGGTGGAGAACACAATGCCAGAAGTCCTGTCTCCTAGTTCTGAAATTAAAGCTCCTGCTAAGTCATTAACTGCTGATGATGTTAATGATCTATTTAAAGAAACAGATAAAGAACCAGTTGAAAAGAAAGAACCTAAAACTAAAGAAGAGCCTGAAAAGAAAGAACTTAGTGATGAGTCAGATGACGAGCTAGAATTAACTCAACCAGATGAAGATATAGAGAAGCTTGATCTTCAAACTGATGATAATCTTGATATAGAAGCTCCACCTAGAAAGAAGGAAATTCTAAAAGACTTTCCTGAGTTATTTAAGAAATATCCATTTCTAGAAAAGATGATGTATCGTGATAGAGAATATACTCAACTGTTTGGATCATTTGACGATGCTAAAGAGATAGCAGAAAAGTCAGAAAACTTTAGTAACTTCGAAAATCAATTACTATCTGGTAACACAGAAGAAATTCTTAAAGGTGTTAAAGATGCCGATGAAAAAGCATTTAATATCATTGTAGATGATTATCTTCCAACTCTAGCAAAAGTTGATAAGGAAGCTTATTTTCATGTTGTAGGAAATCTTAATAGGAGATTGATTATGGAGATGGTACAAGAAGCTAATGATACAGGTAATGATGAGTTAAAGCAAGCCGCTTTGCTGGTCAATCAGTTTGTTTTTGGAAGTTCTAAATTTACTGCTCCTACTCAGAGAGTAGATAAAAAGCAAGACGTTGAGAAGAATGAAGTAGAGCAGGAGAGACTCTCTCTTGTTCGTGAAAGATTTGAAACGGCTCGTGATGATCTTCAAACTAAAGTTGATAACACACTAAGAGCTACTATATCTGACTATATTGATCCTAAAGGTAATATGTCTTCATATGTAAAGAAGAATGCCGTTGCTGATGCAATGCGACTCCTTTCATCTTCGATAGCTGACGATTCTTCTACAGTGAAAAATTTAGATAGACTTTGGCGGTCAGCTTTTGAGGCTAAGTTCTCTAGAGATTCTTTAGTTAAAATACAATCTTTTTATCTTTCTAAAGCTAAAGGCAATCTCAAAAATGCAATACTCAAAGCACGAGCTGAGGCTTTGAAAGATGTTCAACCTCGGGTAAAATCCGAAACTGACGAAGAGGAAGAAAAAGAAGACAACTCTAGACGACCGTCTAGAAATATCTCTCCTGGCAGACCTAGCCAACCAAAAGGTAAAAACCAACAACAAAAAGGAGAATCCGTAACTGACTTTTTTATGAGAGATTGAGAGGCTAGATTATGCCAGGTGCAGTAATTGAATCAGTAGTTGCAGGAACTGAACTTGAAAGAGTTCTGCCTAAAGTAACTACTGTCTTTGAGTCAGATGACACTTTCTTTGGTAATATTAAGAAACGTGATGTAGAAGTAGTTAGTTATAGAGAAATGCGTGCTCCTATGGAATTAAGACCTGGTGGTAGATTCCAGTATTTTAATCCTGATGGTGGAGATATGGGAAGAGGCGGCGGTCCTACTTGGGACAAAGCCGTTCTCCGACCAGTATTTCTATCAGAGAATATTGAATATACTAAACTAACACAGTGGTCTACTGATGATAGACGTAAATCAGTTATTAATGCAGTTCGTAGATTGACTGCTGGTGCTACAGTAGAAATCAAACGGCAGCTTGATGCACAGCTACAAGGTACAGGAACTGGTCAAGTAGGAACTATTAGTGCTGTAACTACATCAGGTGGTGTTGATACATATACGTTGGATTCTGAATTTGGAGCTAGACTAGTTCGATATGATCAGGTAGTTCAGGTTTATGATTCTACTTTAGCTACATTTAGAGGTAAAGGTGTTATTACACTGTGGGATGTTGAGAATAAACAAATTAACGTCACTCCTGCTATTACAGGTGCTACTGCTAATGATGTTCTAATTGTTGATGGTCTATCTAATCCTACAGCTCTACCTGGACTATATGGTGTTCCGTATCATCATAGTAATGCATCTACTGGTACATGGCTAGGTTATGACAGAGCTTCTACTCCAGAAATTCGAGCAAATCGAGTTAATGGTGGTTCTAGTGCTCTAACATTGCCATTGCCAAGACTAGCTATTAATAAGATTGGAAATAGAGTTGGTATTGATAATAACTTTGATCCTGTTGCTTGGACACATCCTTGTCAGGCACAGGCTTATGAGGAAATTGGACAGCTAATTTCTATTATTCATAAAGCACCTAAAGATGAAGCTCTTAATTTGTATTTTGGTGATAATATGCAGCTTGCTGGTGCTCCTATTAAACAGCATTTTAATTGGTCTAAGAAACGTATTGACTTTGTTGTATCTAGTATCTGGGGTAGGGCAGAGATTCTTCCTATTGGATTCTATACATCTGATGGACGTAGAATCTTTGAGCTACGTGGAGCAAGTGGTGGTGTAGCTGCGGCTGATATTTTCTATATGGTAGTTGGTTTTCAGACATTTGTATTGAATCCGGCAGCTACGGCTTACATTGATGCACTTGCTATCCCTTCTGGATATTAGGAGAAAATAAAATGCCAGATCTATCATTTCAAAATTTCTCTACAGTACAGAGTAACGAACAACCTACACCACCTACTATTGCTAGTGCAGTAACTATCACTCCAACTACATTTATGACATTCCTTACTGGAACTGCGCAAGTAACTACTATTAATCCACCTGTAACTGGTCAACATTTGTTAGTTTTAATATTCACAGATGCTAATCCTGGTGCTCTGCTAACTACTGGTAATATCAAGCGTGCAGTAACTCCAGTTCAAAATATTCCAATGTTATTCTTCTATGATCCTATCACAGCATTGTATTGGCCTGCTAAACTCACTTAATAAGTAGGAGGTGGGTTATGGTGGGGATAATTTCATTCTCACCATAACCTTTTTAGAGATTTAACAAGGGAGGAAACATGGCAACCGCTGATCCCGGTGTTGGTTCTTGGACTCCAATTAATATGTTTGCGATGTTACGTGCTTTAATTAATAATGGTTGTCCTATTGTAACAAATTCTGGTGCTCCTACAAATGGAACATCAGGAACATATGCTGGTCAAGCTGGTATTGGAGCTTTATTGATTGATTATATAAATGCTGAAGTATATCAAAATACTGGTACATTAGCTAGTCCTATATGGACTATATTTGTTTCTGCTACATCACAAGTTCCACTAACAGCATTATCAGTTAACGGTGCTATCCCAGTAGCATCAGCATCATATGTTATTACAAAAGCTGGTGTATTAGCTGATACCTTAGCAGCACCACCATCATCTGCGGCAGGTGGAGATGGTATTTACATTACTATTACTTCTGATAACGCTAATTTACATACTATTACATTCACAGGTGGAACATTAGATAGTGGTGGTGCTGGAGTAACTACAGCTACCTTTAACGCCTTTAAGGGTGCTTCTTTAGATGTTCAATCTTATAATGGTAGATGGAAAGTTATTTCTTCAAATGGCGTTAACTTCTCGTAAGAGAAAAGGAGAAATGAAAATGAGATTCTTGCGAGTTGCTTTCGCCTCTTTAATATTGATGCTTATTGCAACGGTAGCGAATGCACAATTTACTAACGTTCCAACAATATATTATCTAACTACTACATATACAAATGCCTCAGTAAACTCAACTAACGTAACTGGATTAGTATTTCCTGTAAATCCTGGTGGGAGTTATCATGCTACTTGTCATATTATTTGGAATGCTTCAGTTTCTACAGCTACACCTAAATATTTCTTTGTTGGACCTTTAAACTTTGCTTCTGCAACTTCTTCATTAAATAGTCAATTTGCTTTAACTTCATTTAATACTGCTGCTGCTACGACATTTGCCTCAACACTAACAAATACTACTGGTGCCATTCCAAGTCAGAACTTTCAGGATACATTAGAATTTTCTGGTATTAATACTAATGGCACAGCTGGAACAGTTCAATTGCAGGCTGCTGCATTTGGGGCTGGAACACTAACAATTCAAATTGGGTCTAACTGCTCAGTTCAGTAATGAAAACTTTCATATTCTGTATAATAGTCACACTCCATCTTATAGTGTTATATAATAGATTACCTGCATGGCATTCTAACCTAACTATTTGGACTACGGCTGCTAAAACTGATCCTAGAGATCCTTGGACATTAAATAATGCAGCTCATTATTCACATGATAAACGCACAGGCCCCCTACTAATTGATTTAACTAAATTAAAAGTTCCTAGTTGGATGCCTATTGAAGAACGTCTTCCTTATTATATTGGTTACAAAAATCTAGCAGAAACACTACGAATTAATGGCTACATAAAAGAATCTGATTATGTTGAGTCTAAATTGACAGAAATGATATGGGATCATCCTCCTAATGTTACATTTATCACAACAGAAGCAAAAACTTATGAAACTAAATAAATTTAGAACTTTTGCATTAATTACATTTATTACAGTAATTATATATTATTTTCAACATATTCATTCTGCTGAATTTGTATTTGAAGATAGTCAATGGATTGGATTTACAGGCTCTTGGAATCCAAAATCATTAATGATGAATATTCCTAATAATTTCTTAGCTATTTGGTCATTCTATATATTTCCTCACGAAGCTCCAGTTGAACATAGTGTAAATCTTCTAATTCATATTGTTAATGCATTAATCTTAGCTTCACTAATTAATCAATGGGATGGACCTGGATGGATTGTAGGCTCATTATTTTTGATTAATCCATTATCAATACAAGCAGTAGCATATGCAGCAGGACGTTCTGAATTGTTAGGATTAACTGAACTATTAGGACTATTATGGT